TTGTGGAAATCCCTTTGTATTTGGAGTAACTGTTATTGTATCGGTTGTAGAGTCGATACCAGAAGAAATAGACGCATTACCACTTATTACATCTTTGGTTAGATTGTCAACCTTGATGTATTTGTCGATATTTTCACCAATATCAAGAGGACCGCCTTGATACTCTTGTGATATGTAATATTGCTTTAGGAATTCTTCTAATAGTGGGTTTTCAGCGATTGCAAACTCTGGAGTCTGATCACCGACAACTTGATAGGTCTTAACCCTAGAAGATAGTGGACTGTATGTTTCTATCATTCTTTTTATGACCTAATAATAGTACCATTTGAGTAACTAGAGGTTGTTTTGTAACCAATTCCAGATATTTGTTGTCCAGAAGAGATCGTATCCTTGATCATATTTATCTTAGTATTAGACATGTCTAATTGAAGGTATAAATCCTTCAATCCTATGATATCATTAGATTCTGGGAACGCTTGAATCTCTACTAGACCATTTCCAAGAGTTGTACCTGTAATATTTAAGGTATTGATGATAACTTCACCTTTTATGTAATCTACCGTCCCTGCAGAAGGAACTACAATAGCAGATTCGTTTGTTGTTACCTCTGCTAACTGAATAACTGCTAATTGACCTGTTCTTAAGTCTGGATTTGGAATGTCAGTAAAGAATAATGTCTCTGTTTTTCCAGAAATCGTAAATCCCGTGCTTTTGATGTTTCTACCATCTTTGTTTACATGGAACTGATTACCAAAACACAATTCATATTGAGTAAATGCGTTAAAGACGGGTTTTAAGTCCCTACGCATTGTAACTCTAGTAATATTTGATGTAATTGCTTTATTAGTATCATCAATTACTGCTAGAGAGTCAGAATACTTAAATCTTCCTCCAAATTTGTTTAAATTAGTCGATTTACCATATTCAGATAGTGCATTTGATACTTGTGCGTTCAAACCTTCGGTATCACTAAACACATTTGAGTTATAATAGACTGTACTATCAAGTTCGATGTATAGAATCTTAAGATCAGTGATTCTTTGGTTGATTCCTGCCACCGAGTAACTTTTGAGTGTCTCTAAAATTCTTGTTTTTGTAAAATCAGATAAAAATGTTGAGTTTCTCGGTTTTATACTTAGCACAACGGTTCCAAACTCAGGTGGATCTAATTCTTCACCGCCAACCACTGAAACAGACTCCGCATCAGGGAATACACTTTGCACTATTGCCTCATAATCCTTTGTTGTGACTGCCCTGTACTGTGATGAGTAAACTCTAGGTGCAATATACTTAATTGACTCTATACTTTCTATATCACCGCCACCTTTTGCACTCTGAACTGTTATAATGTTAGGTGTTACTGACGATGGAAGGGGATTATTTGAATCATCTACCGCATCGGCACTGAAAGAGAAGAATTTTCCATCATTTCCTGCTTTTCCATCAGTAATAATGTAACTTATTTCAATTACATCACCATCTTCTAGTTTTTTACCGAAGAATCCATCACCAAATAGCAATTCATACTTCTCATCCTTGATTTCTTGTATCAAATAGATGTTAGATGTCTCATTTAGACCTGTAATGTTGTCAATTCTTGAATATTCTAGTCCTGCACTTGCTCCACCCTTCCTTACAAACACTCTAATCGACTCTGTATCAATAAATGAGTTCTCTAATATGAATCTTTGGTCTAAACTACCGTTTACTACAAAATTTTTCCTTAAAAGTGTGCCTTGGAAGACTGTAATGCTCTCAAACTTAGCAGTTCTTGGCGGATTTATCGTAATATTGGTTCCTACATCAATTGGAGAAACAACAGTTATGTCTTCTGGTATTGAAAATGTAAAAGAAGTGTTATTTTGTGCTCCTACGCAGACTAATCCTTTGCGTAATGTGACAGTATTGCTATTTCCGTTAAATTTAAAGTCAAAACTTATGACTGCTTGAGCAGATTTACGAGATCTAGGCACATATCCTATGTTTCTTGCCAAAGAAACAACATTTTCTCTCAATGTTGCTGAATCCAAGAAGGATTCATTGACAACCATGTTACTATTGAAGGCAGAAATGTAAGTATTGTATGCTAATATGTCAATTAGTATCGACATATTGGATCCTTCAAAGTCAAAATCAGTAAAATTACTGTTTGATCTTAAATATTGACGAATTTGATCCTTAATTTGATCAAAATCTAAGTTAGTAAACTTGGTTACGGGCATGGTTTTACCTAGTTGCCTCTAAAATGAACGAAAACTGTTGTGCATTTGCTTCTTGCCCCACAATATTATAACTTACTAGCATTTCATACTCATTATCATCGGGTCTAGGTGTTGCAATAACAGATATTTCAGATATTCTTGGTTCATATGTTGCTAAAAGTGAGTTAACTTCACTTGCTATGATGCTTCCAGTTGCAACATCACAAAAACCAAAGAGAAGATCTCCTATTTCTGATCCTACATCACTATAAAATCTCTCTCTTATCCTAGTTTGCACAAGATTTCTAACAGAACGCATGATTGCTCTCTCGTTTTTGAGCACTCCTAAGTCCCCAGTAACAGGATTAGGTACAAAATCGAGTGTTATATCTTTATAATTATGGGATTTTTGAGATGGCACTAAAATGGGCACAGGTTTCGTGAGTTATTTATACCTCATTTTTTGAGTTTTTTTAACAACCCTCTGAAGTATGCTCCATTTCGTAGTATTGTGTCTCATAAATTAGTCCATCTTCCTCTATTTCATGTTCCCATAACGCATCTTTTACGATTTCTTCGTATAGAGTATTGTTTTTTTCCTCTTTTCGTAATCTTTTTTCAATATGAGTTTTGATAATCTTCAGACATTCATCCATAGGGATGGTTTCAGCACCGATTATTTCTTCGGTTACCGAACCATCCTGTTTAATTGTGAACTTGAGTGATTTCATGATCTTAAAAGAATACGAGCAACGCTCGCCCGCTAGTTTTTACCCTGTCCTCTATACTTTTTTCGAGGAGCGTTTCGGGACGACGCAGAATATTTTGTATTCTTACCGTTCCCTTGTCTAGTTTTCTTGTTTATCTTTCTATCAATCATTATATTACCCTGTTCTTTTCATGACCAACTCTGATACGAGGATCACACCAGATCTCATAACCTGCTTCTAGAGCATCTAAACAGAATGATACATCCTCACCACACATATCCTGTACCTCACCTGATTCAAATACTTGCATCTTAGGTGCGAACCAAGGATATTTCATCTTCTCATTCTCCCATACACCATGCTTGATAAGAACCCATCCAAATCCTGTGTAATCGACAGTGAATGGTTTCTTCCTCTTAGTCATTGTTTCACCAGTCTCATGATTCATGACTCCTCCATTATTACGGAAGTTGTCTTCATCCAACCAGTGAGCAACAGAAGTGGTTTGACCATCTTCCGTCATATACCAACCTGCAGCAATGTCCTGATCCATAAGAACTAATTGCAGGAACTTTTGTGTATTGAATACTATATCTGAGTCGATCCACAACTGATAGTCATACTTAAGTTTACCGTCCCAAGGTATTTGGTCAGGTCCTCGCAGGACATTTGCACCCAAGCATTTGCAACGGGCGAAATTGACCATACTACTATAATCTTGTGATATCTGTATACTTACACCATGTTGAACTAAATCAAATGCTAGTTGTACAAAATTCTTTAAGAATACGAATGAACATCCACGACCAGGCATACAGAAGACTAAGGACTTACCTTTCAAGATCTCCCATGCTTTATCATAATCCCATTCTTCAGTCGCCTTTTTCTTGGCAGGTGACTTTGCCTTTACTGTGAATCCTTTTGCCATAATGTTTTAAAACACATCATTATTATAACACATTATATAGTGTATGACAATTAGAAGATAATATTCCCTGACACAGATATTCTTGTTACATCACTCTTGTAGGGTATGACCATATGTAAGGCATTAGAAGGAAACATAAAGAATTGATTTTTAGTAGGGAAAAAATATTTTCTTTGATCATTAT